AGTTCGCTGCAGAAAGAGACTTCATAGAGGGCACTGAACTACGTATCCGTGAAGTTCTTGGCGACTATAATAATAACATCCATCAGTTTGAACAAAAAAATATTAAAAGAGCAGGCGTGAGGGCGCGAGCAAATCTCTTGGAGTTGTTCCACCTTTGTCGTGCTAGACGTAAAGAAATATTGGAACGCTCCAAGAGGATTGAAGGCGGGCAATGTCCTGACTGGGTAGAAATAGAGGATTGGGAAGATGAAACAGTTTGAAGATTTAGACAAACGTTTAGCACTGTTAGAACAAAAACTTGATCTTGTTTTAGAAAACCATTTAGCACATATGGAAAAAGATATGAAGTTGGTTAAAGGTGTGTTAGGAGCAGTAGCACTGGCAGTTTTTGCACAGTTGTTGGCAGTTGTATTTGGAATGATATAATGGCAAAATACAGAGGGCGCAGTGTAAAACTAAACAAACCATTTAGAACACCAGGTGAAAGAAAAAAGTTTGCAGTGTATGTTAAAAACAAAAGCACAGGCAATGTAAAGAAAGTTAGATTTGGCGATCCAACTATGAGGATCAAAAAAACCAATCCTGCAAGACAACGTAGTTTTTTAGCACGTATGGGTGGTGTGTTAAAACGTGTTAAAGGACAAAAGAATCTATCGCCAGCATATTGGTCGATAAGAGCGTGGAAATAAAGAGGGAGAATGTTATGTTTTATAATAACGATATACGTGAAAGAAAAATGGGCAAAAAGAAAAAGAAGAAAAAGGGTTATGGCAAATAAAATGTCATAATCTTGCTATATTTACGTCATCAAGGTAAATATACACACTACTGCAAACGCAGGGAGTTACTCACTCATATAGGAAGAGGTTATTATTATGGACGCAGAACAAGCGGTAAATGAAACGGAGACTACTGCTACTCCTACAGAACAGCAGGCAACGACACAGGAAGCACAAGAAAAACTTCTATCGCAAGACGAGGTTAACAGGATTGTAGCAGAGCGTGTTGCACGTGAAAAAGCAAAGTTTGAAAAAACCTACGGCGAAGTTGATCTTGATCTATACAAATCTATGATTACAGAAAAAGAGCAAGCACGTCAGGCAGAACTTGAAAAGCGTGGTGAGTTTGAAAAACTGCTTAAAGAACAAGCAGACAAGTTCCAAGGTCGCTTAACGCAATATGAGCAAGAACTACAGCAAATCAAAGTTGATGGTAGTTTGAGCAGTGCAGCAGCAAACGCAAAAGCAGTTAATCCAAACCAAGTTACAGCATTACTAAAAAGTCAAGTTCGTATGAATGAGGCAGGTGGTGTTGATGTGTTAGATGACGCAGGCAATGTTCGTTATGATGACAATGGTAATCCATTATCGCCACAAACATTGGTCAATGAGTTTTTAAGTGCAAATCCACACTTCGTCCAAGCAGGACCAACAGGAACTGGGACATCAAACGGTGTAGGAAAACAAACTCCTGTGGTAGATAATGACATTTCTAAACTAGATATGTCAAACCCAGAGCACAGAAAACGTTTCCAAGAGATTCAACGTGCAAAGGGTATTAGAATCTAAAATGCCAGCAAAGGAGACATATTATGGCAAATGAAGCAACAAGTTCAGTTTTATCAGAACTGTATAGTAATATTGTGCAAACTGCTCTGTTCACATTATCAGAGCAAACAGTGATCCGTCCAGTAGTTCGTAACTACAATATGACAGCGGGTCCAGGTCTAACAGCACAAGTTCCAATCTACCCTGCAGTATCAGCAGCAGCAGTGGCAGATGGCACAGACCTAACAAACACTGCATTCAACACAACATCAAAAACTATCACAGCAAGTGAAGTTGGTGTTATGGTTGAACTAACAGACCTAGCAGCAGAATCTGCAAACGAAGATGTAGCAGCAGCAATCGGACAACAAATCGGTCGTGCGATGGCAGAAAAAGTTGATACAGATCTAGCAGCACTATTCAGCGGTTTCTCTAACACAGTTGGATCAGGCGCAGCAGAACTAACAATCGAAGACATCTTCAAAGCAGCAGCGATCTTGAAAGCAAACAACGCTAACCAAAATGGTGCTTTCGTAGCAGTGGTTCACCCATATCAAGCATTCCAGTTGAAGAAGCAACTTACAAACGCAGGTGCGACAATGTCACACTCATTGAGCGATGTAGGCAACCGTGCTCTTGCTGATGGATTCTTGGGTCGTATCGCAGGCGTAGACATCTTTGAATCAAACGTTGTAACAGGTGATTCAGCAGGTGCATTCGTAGGTGGTGTAATGACACAAGACGCATTAGGTTATATGGTCAAGCGTGATATGCGCATTGAAACAGAGCGTAATGCAAGTAAGCGTAGCACAGAAATCGTAGGTTCAATGGCATACGGTGTGAGCGAACTAATCGACGCATACGGTGTTGGCCTAATCGGTGACGCACAACTTTAATAGTTGATGAAAACATAGAATAGGGCGTATTATTCGCCCTATTTTTCTATTCACGCTAAATACTATTGGATAGAAGGACTATCAATATTATAACAAGGAAGGGCAGAACCCTATGGCCATAACATTAGCAACTATCGCCGATGTTGAGGAATATGAACCAGATATCGCTGATTATGGTATTCCCGACTTCGACGCAGAAATCACAAAAGCACAAGCGGATGTATTCCGCGATTTAAGAATACGCTGGTGGCCTACACAGATGGTTGGTTATTACGACATCAAATATGTGGCAGGCGGACAAGTAGAACCAGACGAAGATTTATATACAGCATCACAACTGACCCGCGCCTGTGTTTATCAAGCATTAGGTTTCCATATCTATCCAAAACTCGCCAAGTTTGAACCTGATACAGACATTTTTGAAAGAAAAATGGAGTATTACAGGGACGAATATGCACGAGAGTTAGATTTAGTTTTGAGAGACGGCGTAGAGTATGACTTGGATTCAAGCGGCACAGTTACTGATGACGAAAGAGAACCACAGCATTTCCTTCGCCTTAAAAGGTGATAGGCAATGAGTCATAGAGAAGATATTGTAAAAAATATGATTGCAGTGCTGGAGGATATGACACCTCCTAGACCTGTATTTGTCAGCAGAGAACCTGTGAGTTTAGACAAACTTGCTATTACACAGTTTCCTGCTGTTGTTATCCAAGCAACAAATGAAACTAGAGAAGACAATGCTATGGGCGGCAAACGCCGTGGCATACTTGAAGTTGAAATAAGAGTTTATGTCCGCAGTGATGGGCGCAAAGGTATGACGCAAACTGTTGATGAAAAACGCAACAATCTAATAGAGCGCATAGAAGAAGCACTGAACAGCGACAGAAGCAGAGAACTAAATGCTGCACAAGCAAGCACTACACACATAACTGAAATAGAAGTTATTGAAAGAGACCCGCCATTGGGCGAGTTTGTAATGACAGCAGAAGTTCATTACAGTTTTAGCAAAGGAGCGTTATAATGGCGAGACCTATTAAAATACACAAAGACGGTGAGAGTAAATGGACAGAACCTGATCGTCTAAACAGATTCCTGGACGAGGGTTGGTCCCTTGAACCAGGTGTGTCACCCACGGTGACTAAAGAACCCGTAGAAGAAGTTGAAGAAGAAGAATGGGATATCAATGAAGAAGATTGGGCCGATTCAATCGAATCAACAGAAGACTATGGAACAATGCCAGATGAGGAGGAATAACTATGGCAACATTAACTGGTGAAAACGGAACCGTAAAGTTCGGAACCGATTCAGGCGGTTCATTTACCGCAGTTGCTGAAGTTCGCTCTTGGACCGTAGAACACACTAAAGATGTGATCGAGGACACCGTAATGGGCGATGCAGCAAGAACTTACAAAAACGGACTCCATACTTGGACAGGATCAATGGAAGTGCTATATGATACAGCACAAGACGGCGACCTAACCATTATGAATCCAGGAGACGACTCAACATTATATGTAGAGTTTTATCCAGTGTCTACTTCAGGCGAAAAATACAGTGGCGAGTGCTTGGTAACATCAGTGAGCAGAAATGCTTCATATGATGATATGATCACAGCAACAGTTTCTTTCCAAGGAACAGGCCCACTAATCATCGCGGACGTTTAAGGACTAGACAATGATTAGCATATCCGTGAGAGGGATAGGTAAAACGGTTGCCCAGATAGAAAGAGAAGTATCTGGAGTGGTCGATAATATTGCAAATGACATAAGGGAGGTTGCGATTAGCAAAACTCCTATTGATAAGGGACGAGCAAGACGCGGTTGGGTTCTCTCGAACGCTGGTAAAACCAAGCGTATATCCAATCGTGTGCCCTATATTGTTCATCTAGAAGACGGTCATAGCAAGCAAGCACCAAATGGTATCCTAGGGCCTACCATTCGGGAGATATCCAAAAGGAGATATTAATGGATTTTAGAGAAAATATCAAAGGTCACTTCAAAGACAAAATCAACGGCGAACTACAAAAAATGACTGTTGATGCTTGGAAGATGGACATTTACTACAAACAAAGTTATAGTTTTGCCGTAGAAAGCAAAATCATTTCTTTACAGCAACAAAACAAAACTGTTGAAGCAATCGTTGAAGCGATTATTTTGAAAGCATTGGACCCAGAAGGTAAACCAATCTTCAAACAAGGCGACCGCCATATGTTGATGTATGAAGCGGACCCAGCAGTATTGTTGGAGATTGCAGGTGCTATTAACAATGCCACAAGTGACTACGAGATAGATTCAAAAAACTAAAAGAGGACACTGAACTACTTCTTTTACTTAAAATCGGAACCACAATAGGTAAAAGCATAGAAGAAGTGTCCCAGTTATCAGTATTTGAGATAAGTTGCTGGGCAGCATATTTTGAAATACAGTATGAAGAAATGAAGAGGACACAAAATGGCAACGCAAACCATAGACATAGTCGCCCGCGATAAAACGGGCGCCGCCTTAAACCAAATACAAAGACGACTTGCTAGTATTGATAGACAAGCAAGTAGAATCAGCGGCACGTTTGGGGGTATTGCCCAAGCAGCAGTTGGTGTTTTTGCAGGTTTAGGATTAGGTCGTGTTGCCAGAGACATTGTTAACACAGGCAGACGTTTTGAAGATTTAAGAGCACAACTTAAAACTGTTACAGGAAGTGCCCAAAATGCCACTAAAGCATTTGATCAAATACAAGAGTTTGCCAGCACAACACCGTTCCAAGTTGACGAACTTACCAACAGTTTTATAATCTTAAAACGCAGTGGTATTGATACTACAACTGAAAGTTTAAGAGCATTTGGCAACGTTGCAGCAGCAAACGGCAAATCAATGGAGCAGTTTGCTGAAGCAGTTGCTGATGCTACAGTTGGTGAGTTTGAAAGACTAAAAGAGTTTGGTATCAAGGTATCAAAAGAACAAGAAGGTTTTGTTGTAAGACTAGGTAGTCAAATCTTAACCACAGCAGAAAACTATGATCAAGTTATTGACAAAATCAAAGAACTAGGTGCTGAAGGTGGTAGATTTGGCGAAGGTATTGAAAACCGTGCTGCTACACTATCTGGTGCTATTAGTAACTTCCAAGACAACCTTGATGCGTTTAATGATGCAATAGGTATGAATGGCACAAATGGTGCATTACGTGATTTGTTTATTGTAATGGGTGATGTTATAAACCAGGCAAGACCTTTGGCAGCAGAAATAGGTCAAAGATTAGCATTACAAATACAAAGATTATCAAACTTTATACAGAGTGTAGATTTAAGAAGTTTTGCAACAGGTATTGGCACAGTTACTAAAATGATTGGTGCCGCAGGTATGACAGCAGCAATATTCAAAGCAGTAGGTGCTATAAGAGCACTTACCATTGCTATTGCAGCAAATCCAATAGGTTTCTTGATTACAGCAGTAACAACGCTTATGGCATATTTGGCCTTTGACAATGGTTTGGGTAGAACACTTACACAAATCAACGCTGTAATGAATAAAATGGGTGAAATATTTTCTGCTGTTGGAGCATTTTTAAGAGACAGTTTTATAAAGATTATAGACAATATAACCAAAGCATTTGATTTCTTTGTTGATGGTATTATAGACAGTCTTAATGCCATATCAGAGTTTTTAGGTCAAGGCAAACTGATTGAAAAAACCAGTAGAGAAATACGTGGTGCTGTGGCAGATGTTGCTGTAGAAGGATTCCAAAAAGTCAGTGAATCTATTGCAGAAACAGCAGATAATATTGTAGGTTTTGTTGAACAAAATGAAACCATACAAAACGTGGTAGGTGCTACCACAGGTGTTTTAAGTGATGTTGCAGATGCTGCAAGAGAAGCAGGTGCAGCATATGATGCACAACAGGCAGCAGCAGAAGAAGCACTAAAAGAACAAATAGTAATGAATCAAGCAGTAACAGATGGCGGCGCAGCAATATCAGAAACTGCAAAACACACTGCTGAACTAACAGAAAATACCAATGCTGCATCTAAAGCAACCAAAAAGATGACTGAAGAACTTGAAAAGATGGAAGAAAAGTATGCACAGTATCTTGGTGAAACTATTGTTCAAGCAAAAGATGCATACAATGACGATCTAGCAAGTTTCCAAAAACTGTTAGATCAAAAAATGATATCTGAAGAAAGATACAGACAACTTAAATCAGCAGCAGATAGAAGATTACACGACGAAACTATGAGGTTGCAAAAAGAATCAACTGCATTTGAACTGCAACAAATCGAAGCAAGATTAGATGCACAAATAGCAGCAGGCAACTTCAACTTGGACATCAATGATAGAATACGCAGAAGCGAACTGATGCGTATGGAAGAAACCAACAAGTATGAAAAGTTTAGAAACGATTACCTAAAAGCACAAGGTAAAGAGCGTGTGATGATGGCAATAGGATTCTTGTCAGACGAACTACAAGCACTAGGCAAACACAACAGAGCAGCGTTCAAGGCCTGGAAAGCATTTAGTATTGCCAAAGCAATCGGTGACACAATAGCATCTGCACAAGCAGCATTTACAAGTTTGGCAGTTATACCGTTTATTGGTCCTGTATTAGGTGCAGCAGCAGCGGCAGCAGCGATTGCAGCAGGTATGGCACGTGTTAACCAGATTAGAAGTTTGCAATACACAGGTTATGCACAGGGTGGTGAAATGACTGTGAATAGGCCAGCAGTGGTTGGTGAAAATGGTCCAGAGATTATTGTGCCTAAAAACCCAAGTGTTGTAATGCCAAACAGTGTTAAAGAAAGATTAGATGGCGGACAAATGAAAGGTCCTGTTACAGTAAACTTCAATATCACAACACTGGATGCAAGAGATTTTGATACAATGTTGATTGAACGTAGAGCGACCATTACAGGTATTATCAACGATGCAATGGTTAGACGAGGTAAGGTAGGAGTATACTAATGGCACTATTAAGCGGAAACTTCCCAGTTAGTGAAGGATTTATAAGTGCAAACTTCAAATCCAACAATATTACAAAACGCAGTCAAACTGCAAGTGGTAGATATATTAGAGAAACAAATGCCACAACATTATGGAGTGTAACACTTGCTACACCAGCACTTACACAAGCACAAGCAAGACCTATAC